AGCCACGCTAGTATTGTTTATTTAGGGCTTAAATTAGCCCTATGCGCTGACGAGGTATCGAACCCCCAAGCCCCTTGGCTAGCACGGCTATCAGCGCAAATAAAAAAGCCGTATTGCTACGACTTCAATTATTTATTTCATTAATCCGATTATTTTATCTGGATCAGTAAGAGCTATCTTCTACATACACCTCGGCCACTGCACAACGACAGTATGGGTGCATCGGTGGGGCGTTTAGCCCGCTCTCCATCTTATCAACCGGGACGGGTTCTCTCTCAGTATCACGACCAACTTGTTTGCAATAATCGCAAGCTCTCGATTCTGGCATGAGTTTAAAATACTCAAACCCATTCTCTTTCATGACATCTTGCTGAGCTAGCGTCTGAACTCTAGCATGTTCCGTGATTGCCAGTCGTTCAGCGTCAGTGCGAGAGACATCCATGTATTTGCGGATTCTCTGAGCGATGGTTATACCGTTCTCTCCTCGAATGAGTGCCCTAGTCACTTCCGTTTTAACCAAATTGCGCAACTGTTCCTGTCTCTTCCAGATACGCTCCGACCATTTAGCACCTTCGAAATTAGCGTTAACAGCCGTCGTCATGTACTTTTCAAGTGTTTTCTTGTTAGGCACCGTCTGATCAAGCAAGCTTCCTCTTGCAATTTCGCTCTTATACCCATTCGTCAGATAATCATCGGTCAATTGGCGTTCGCCCTCAGACAAAACCAACAGTTCAAGTTCTAACTCTTGGATAAGAAGCTCTTGACGGCCAACAGACATAGAAAAATTGTAGTCTCGAAGCTCCTTGTTTGCCTTTGGGCTAAAATCTTTGTCAGCCACATACTGTTTGGCTTTAGCTTCAAAAGCCTTGATATCAAAACTGTCTGCTCTTCGCTTGGCATTGCTGACAGTCAATCCGTTTTTGTCAGCGAAATTTTGGATATAAGCATCTAGTTCTTTGCGTAATTGCGAAAGTTGCAAATTATATAGTGCTTCAAGTTCTTTCTTAAACTCAGCTTCACCCTTTTTATTGCTCACTTCTCGTTCTTTCTGAGCACGTTCTGACCAATACGTCATTCATCAGACCTCACAGAATCGCTCGTATGCGTTTCTTCTTCTTCGTCGTCGGCATATTTACCCACTTGCCCGTTAAACTCGCTAGAATACCCCTTAAAATCGATTTTAGACACCTCTTTATCCACTTTATCGAGTTCCTCGGATGGGCTCTCGACCAACCCAGATAGGCTAAGAGCAGTTTCTTGTGACACTTGACCACCAAGGCCAGTCAAAATAGATACTTGCTCGGATAGTGATTTCGGTAAGTTTGGTGTGAATGTTATTCTCAAGAAGTTTTCATCAAACGCTTTGAATTCTTTGACCAACTCACCCACACGGCTAGCCAAACGATATCGACGCTTCAAACCCTTTGTAAATTGCGATTGAGTCTCAATGCGGTCTTGGTCAAGCCCGAACAGTTTGTACTTCATTGCCTCGCCGGACGTGTTGCCTGAAAAGTTCTCATCGGCCATGTCTGGCGTATTGGTAAAAGTATGAATATCTTTATCTAATCTGGTCTTGTACGCTTCGACACCAGACACATCGTAAGACTTGGTTAGATATTCAGCCTTAACTGTCCCTTCTTTACCGTCTGCGGCCTTCGGTGGAACCAATTGCATTAAGCGTTTAGCTTTCATGTCTTCAGGCTTCATGTTTGCAGGCAATCGCATGTCACCATAAATAGCAAGGATAGCGTCAGCCATGTCGCTCATGTGATTCGCTGTGTCCGATTCTGCACTATCGTATAAGTCAATCAGATAGAGCTCAGTTTCATAATCGCCAATGCCATCAGTATTGTTCAAATACTCCGTGATTGGAACTGTGCCAAAAGCATGAGCAGTGACAGAAACCTCTTTTAGATCTTCCGAGTAATCCAAAACGTGAATATTTGTTGAAGTGTATACTTCAACGGTTTGATGTGCGTCAGAGAATAAATCAGCACTGTAGTATCTAACTGCTACTAATGAATTGTCTTCGAGCGAATTGTCGTAAATGATAAACGTATTAAGAGGGTTTAACTGCTTGATACGTGTCTGGTCGTCCTCACTTCGATAAATCAGCTCGTAAGCACGCCCAACTTGCGACAAATCTCGGATAAGATTACGGTTCAGCGTATCAATGTCGTTGTTTCGTCCGATTTCCTTGATAGCTTCGTCATTTTGCGAACCGCTGACACTATCATCATATTCAACCCGAATAGGATTACCAGCTAGATATCCCGTTTTAAACTTACTAATCATGCGCCCGTAATTGTGGGCGGCACGTTTGTCAGACATCTCTTTATCCTTGCGCCTTCCAGCTTCAAGGACACTGTGGTTATCCCCTCTGGCATAATCAAACAATTCTTGGACTCTTGGACGTTGACGCAACTTGTGATGGTTAATGAAATTCTTGAGCAATGCCCAGTTATCTTTTTTCAAATCATCAACACTTTTAGCACGGTATTTTGTGCGTGATTCTCGATGAAATCGCAGATTCAAAACATGCGATTGTCCGGTACTATTGACAAATACTGTCTGTTCCATTCTTCCTCCTTAACTAAACATATCAATCAAATCATCATAGCTTGCTCGCTCTGTGCTGTTAACAACATAGTCTGAATAGAGCGCATATCTCACACTATCCAGGACGTCGTCAAACTCTTTTAGTGGTTCATCTCTTGTGCTGTTCTCTTTCCATCTGTACTGGAATATCTCGTCAAAAAAACGAGGTATAAATCCTCGTTTAACGTATAGTTTGCGTTCTTTAAATAATTTAGCGATAAGCTCGATGCCAGCTATCACTGACTTGTTAGCGTTGCTGATATCAAACCCTTCGTTCTCAAATCTCGCTACGTGCTCTGGACGGGCACTATCAGCATAGAATGGAATGTTCCCGTAAATGTCAGTCAGTTTCCTAGCTTGCTCTACCCACCAGTCTATCTCTTTGAATTGCGCTGCCACACCGTCAACAAGGTAGTAATTGTTATCCACGCCTTCACCGACTACCACGATAGAGCCGTAGTGAGTGTACCCCCAGTCAATGCCACCGAAATAGCGTTTCATATCTGGCAATTCATCAACTACGTGAATCTTACTGTCGTAATCAGCGTAGATAGCGCCTTCTGCTACTGTCCACTTCATTATTTGTTACCGCAAGGGCTCTTTATCCCCTGCTTCTTATGGTTTCCCATAAGTTCAGACTATCTCTTCATCTCTTGTTAAGAGAGCTGGATTTCGTGGATATTTAAGCATATTAAAAACCGGTCATGATCTCATGCCGATTCAACTTAGCTTACTTTATCTAGTCGTTAAACCTTACTGACATTTCTGCCAGTAGTGGTAATTGATTAGCTTATTCTACAAATTCAAAAGTATATCCGTGGGTTTGTCTAGCTTTCCCTAAACAAACTTGATTAATATGAGTTCGAGCTTTCGGAATCCCCATTTTTTCAGCACATTCTTTGACAGAGTTATAGACAACACCTGTCTCAATACATCGACATTTTTTACTTCGTGCTTCCCTAAGTTTTTGCTTCGTTCTATCTGTGTGCTGTTTGCCATAAAATGGATTTTTTTCTCCAGTTTTTTCCTTAGCTTTTTCAGATAGTTTTTTTCTAGTAGAAGCTTTAACTGTTTTTCCACGATGTACATCACCGATTTTCTTTTTGGTTTCCTCGGTGTGCTTTCTTCCAAGCCAGTAAGTATTGCCCAACATTTCTTGACGATGTTTCTCTCGAGTATCGTCAGTTATCTGTGACAAGTTACTTCCGTCAGCACCGTAGCTCATATTATAGCCATCATCGCAAGAATTATATTTCCCAATGTAGAAAACTTCTTTTTTAAAACCTTCTTTTTTGGTGGCGTATTTTAATTCTTCTAGAATTTCGACCTCGAAAGCAGAAGCCCCAAAAACATTGTAATCTCTTTGGAGTTTTTCGTTTGAGTGTCTATTGTTTTTTAACTCCCAAAAATGCTTTCTTTTTCTCGTATCTAAATCTTTTGTAACGCCAATATACTTCTTATTGTTAATTTTATTTGTGATTGAATATATCTTTAAATTCATGTCCGCACTCCTAGTATATCTTATACTATATTAAAGTGCGTTTTGCAAAACTTAGCCTTCCAATTTTAACCCAGTTTTTCATCTGCTGATCACTCAGCAGCGGGGCAAGTGTTTACCCAAAATATCTCTATCGTAGAATTTCCCCTTCGGTGTCGCTGCCTTGATTGAATCGATATAGCGTTTCGATAAGAAAGTGTTATCATCAAGCTTGAAACTAAAATCTATGATCTTACCATCATTCTTGCCAATGTAGTCTCGGTTAAGCCAATGATTCGGATTGTCTGGGTTGCTATCCCAAACGACACGGGCACCCTCACCCGAACAACGTGAGATAATTTCTTTAAAAACAATCTCATTTGCTAGTGACGCTTCGTTGACGTAAGCCCCGAAAGCCGTAAAACCACGGGCACGTTTAAGCCCAGATATAGAGCCAGTGTATACTTGCACGACCTTCACACCACAAAAAACGAAAGAGCCATGCTTATCGTACTTTGGCTCAAAACCATATTTGTTATACAGTTCTTGCAACACGTTATTCTGTATCGATGTTGACGATGTACCCGCTAAAATATAAATAGGCTCATCCACACCTAAACGATCAGCAATCTTTCTGACACGGCTTAATTCAGTTACAAATGTGTCGTTGTTAACTACTGTCTTACCAGCACGTTTAGCACCATGAAGCCCACATATAAACCAGTCATGATTCCATATATAGTGCAACACATCTAACTGCCGCTTGGTATAGAGCTTAGTCAAGTCCATCGCTTACCGCCCCTTTGATGATATCGAGGAAACCAGCAATTTTCTCGTCTTGCCCTTCATCACCACCAATTTGAGACTTGAGTTTTTCAATCTCAAGTTGCAATTTCTCTGCTTGTTTAGCAGTCGGATAGCGTTTCAAGATTTCAGTAATTGCCTTGATAACTGTGTTGTTGTCGGCTTTTTTAGTCACTCGTTCGACTTCACCAGTGACTGGATTCATCATGAGAACTTCCTCATCACGCTTACCCCTTGCAATGTCGGATAGAATGGACAAGGCTTCTTTAGCATCCATGATGTTCTCGCTGTGCATTTTCCCGACTTCGGCATCGATATAGTTCTTAATTTCAAGTTTTTTCAAGTTTTGCCCAGCGATTCTCCCAGCTGTCTTCTCGCTATACCCAGCATTAATCGCTGCTTGTGTAGCATTACCTAGCTTGATATACTCGCTAGCAAATAATTTCTGTCGTTGATTTAGCCCAATATGTCCACCTCCTTCATTGCATAATAAAAAGACAACCCACAAAGCGAGCTGTCTCTGATTTTCTTCGATAATATAATAATACCACTTTAAACAGTTGTAAGATACCGAGCTTTAACCGTCAAAATACCGAAATTTCAACGTTCCACAACTAATTTGCCATCTCTATACAGTTCTGCAAAAGCTAGGATAGCATTATTAAGTAGCTCTTGAAAGGCTGTCCTTTCGAATCCTATTGCTTGGGCGATTTGCCAGTTCGGCTTCGGTGGGTATGCCAGATATTTCTCTATCAGTATTCTGCGATAGTCTGGACGATATAGCCCGCTAACTGCTTGCTCTATGGCTTCTAGCTCGCTCATAGCATCGACACGTCTGACTGCGATATTTTCCACTGGTCTGCTCACTCCACTGCCACCTCTTGGCATGAAAGTGAACTCTTGTGTAATCTTCTGCTCGGCGCTATCGTGTGCTATCTCTCGCCAGCGTGGATATTCTCGAAGTTTTCGCTTGCAACCTCTGATAGTTGCTTTTTCATCAATTTCCGGCAATAGCATTGTTCTGTCCTCTTTGGTATAATAGTAGTGTTGACTTTCAAAGAGTGCCGGCCATCGTGTCGGTCTTTTTTATTTTAGCTCAAGAAACGTTAAGAGACTTTATTGAAAAGATAGAATACGTATTTATTCTTGGGGTGTTTCTCAAGCCTTTTATCACCTCCTTCCTAGCCATTGACACCAGCAAGATCTTTGGCTTCTTTAGTAATGCGACATCGATAAGAAAGAGGGTGTTTCACATCCTTTTTTCTTAATTTTGCTGGGTTTGTTGAGCAAGGTCTGTCAGCTTGCCCGGTGTTGAAAAAAGTGTTCAAGCCACTAAAAATCTATTTTTCTTTTTTTAGTGTTTGACAGACAATGACTGGCAAAGGAGTCGAACCCTTGACAGCCTAGATATAGTGAAATCATTATCGGGGATATTCCCCTTTCGTTTTTGAAATAATACAAGAATTAAGTCGGATGAATTATGGAGATTTCTGACCTATATCTACTTGCAGGCATAAGCCTTGAATAATCACGCCACCAGTAATGCGTTTTAGATTTGTAAACAAAGTGTAAAAGGATTCCTCGATTCTATAACTTATTATTTACTGGATTTTGGTGCATCCACGACCAGTCACGCTTCTGCTGATTTGAATGAAAAGAAATCAAAAGGCTCCTCTTTTCTAATATATTGACTGGTAATAGCTAGCGAGGGAGTCGAACCCTCTTAAACCGTTCTAGCTACACGCCTAGTGCATAGGCTGTATAAAGAGCTTTTCTGACCGTTGTCTTCTCACGACCTACCTTGCCTTTATTACGATATTTCAAAGTTATGCGATCAACTTCATCGTCCAACCTCTCGCTCCATTCGTAGTTATTGAAAACAAAGTCGATAATTTCACTGAATAACTCCCTTGACAGCATCCCTTCCATTTGGATTGCCTTCAAAGGTGTTAGAGCAGCTTTTTCCGCATAGCACAGATTGAGGGCGTTTTGGGTTTTGTTAGCTTTCTTCTTATCGCACCCTTTAATATCTCTAATGTACTTGTTTAGGTCGTTAGGGTGTTCCTTGCGTAGTTCTTCCACTTCCTCTTTGAATCGTTTAAACAGCCCCTCTGGCAGTCCTGCGTTGATTTTATCCAAAACCGGTTTAGTGGTTTTCCCTCTTGTATAGTGCGTAGACAGATAGTCTTGAAGGTCGTCGAATAACTCGTCAGAAATAATGCCTTCCAAGCGGTCGACAGTTTGGGGCGATATTCTCGCACGTTCCACGACTGCGCTATTAAATGCTTGATAAATGATGCGAGCTTGTACTTCACTGCACTGTCTGACATTTTGGAAGAACTGCTTATAGTTCTTTGCGTGAGCTTGCTTAAGTGCTGCATGCTCATTGACTAACCGTTGATATAATTCCTCGGTCAATCCGGAATATTTGTATTTTACGCTCATGAGCCACGTCCTCTTAAATAGCTAGGGATTTCATCCCCGACCTGCACACTGTCGTATTGTTCCTTGCTTACGAGGAATTTCCCGTAAGCTCCACAATCGAGCGTGTAGAGTTTCCCGACCATAGACTTTCCAGTCACCTTCCCATGTAATTCAACTGCATTATCTGCCTTGTGGATAACTACTGTCTCGATAGGTCTATTAACCACTCGTAGGATAGTGGTCACGTTAATAGCTAGTGATACCACTAACAGAATTGTGGCAATGCCTAAATCTTTATGTTTTTTCATAGATACCTCGCTATTTCTTTAATGACATTGACGGTCACGCTGTTACCAGCTTGCTTATATAGCTGACTGTTACTGTTTACTTCTTGTGCTTTATCAAAAGCCCAATCTGGGAAACCTTGCAATCTCCAACACTCACGAGGTGTTAGCTTGCGAATGCGGAAACTAGGCTCAACCACGCCTTGGCTCTCGCCAGTCAATAGAGTATTAGCAATCTGTTTCCCAACTCTCCCTCTGCGTGTTTTAGAGTTCGGATGTGCTAAATTAACACTGTCCCCAACGCTTGCTTCAGCATAGCCTTGCTTAGTTGCTTCACGGACACGAATTTTGGGTTGCCTGTCCCCACCTTGCATGGTGTTTAGAGTTGGCGAGATGCCGTCTGTTTCGTAAATTACTCCATTGTCGTTAAAATTGTTTTGCAACGTTCCAAATTTCTTAATCTTGTTTGGTACAAGCACACCATGTCTATCTTGCCCCGTTAGCGTGAACATAGGCTCTCCACCCGTTTTAAAGCGTCTGCCATTTTGTCGTTTATTCGCTCTATCCGGTGTTAATACTGGGATAGCTATCTTAGTTCCCTCGCCTTTGTTCGTAGTGAGCGTTGGTGATATTCCGTTAGAATCAAAAACCTCTCCGTTCATCCCCTTCTGCGATGGGTTAACATTTCCCACCTTTCTTATCACTGATTCAAAACCAGGTTTTTCGTTTTTTCCTCCGATAGGAAAAATCTTTCGTCCACGTTCTCCTCTAAGATGTCCGATAATGAACACGCGTTCCCGATTTTGTGGTACTCCGAAATCCTTGCTGTTAAGCACTTGCCATTCCACATCATACCCGAGTTCATCCAACGCTGAGAGGATGACCTCAAAGGTATCTCCTTTGTCGTGGTTGAGGAGTCCTTTGACATTTTCAAGGAATAAATACTTAGGTTTGAGTATAGAGGCGAACCTTGCGATTTCAAAGAAGAGAGTTCCTCTAGTATCTTCGAATCCTCTTCGATTTCCTGCAATGCTGAAAGCTTGGCACGGAAATCCTCCGCAGATTGCGTCAACGTGTCCGATGCTTCTAATTTCGTCGTCTGTGACTTGTGTGATGTCATGTAGTTCTATTTCTCCTTCAGTGTCGTGAATTGCTTTGTAACTTGCTCTAGCAAACTTGTCGATTTCACAAAATGCCACGCATTCGTGTCCGGCGTTTTCCATTCCGAAACGGAAACCACCGATGCCTGCGAATAAGTCAATAAATTTCAAAGGTCTTCCTCCTTGACGAACGTTCCATTTATCATCTTTCCTTTCCGATTTTTAATTTCTTCATACGCAAAACCAAGACATTCAGTCACATCAAGGTCTAACTGATGTGCCAGCACGATAATCGTTACCAGCGTGTCACCGATTGCGTCCTTAAGTGCTGCTTGTGGTTCCGTGAATTTAGTTGGTTTTAAGAGTACATCCCGAATTTCTCCGACCTCTTCAGTGATACGCATCCACTGAATCTTAGGGTCTGCTTGCTTAAGATTGCGCTCATCAGCCCAATGGTTGATTTTAGTAATTAATTCATCCATCATTCCACCTCTTCCACCTCTATTCCTTCACAAGAGAACACCCATCCGAAACCGTTAGATTCTAGCTCTTTGCGGGTGAAGGTCGGACGTTCTCCATCTACTGTAAATTGTGTTCTTGAGAATTGAGGTGTCAGTTCCTCGTTATTCAGGTAATATCTTCCCAAATGCTGGCCAAGAACAGCTTTTATCACAACTGTATACCGCTTCTCTTTCTCGACCTCATAGCCAAATTGGTGCATATTGACGATAGTAGTGATGGCTTCGTTCTTGCCAGTATGGTACATCCAGTATTTGAACTCGTCCCATTTCGTATCAGCCCAGCTTGTAAGATATGCCCAAATATCCTCATTTAAGTCATTCTTATGTTCCTCATACCAATCCGCCACGTATTGCGACACCACTGGTTTCTCGAAGAACGAGTCATATAGGTCTTCTGCGTGGGCTATTGATAGGCGCCCTGCTGTTGCTAGTTTCTGTACTGCTTCATTTGTAGTCATTCTACTTACTCCCTTAATCGACATTTTTAAGTTTTACAGGCGCCCACATTTTAGGGTTGTAATTGATCTCATATTTGTATTTTGAAACATTCGGTACTTCAACATCTTCTACTACATAAGAGACATTATCTGACAAACCGATAATATGTTTTTGATATTTGTTCTTACCATTTTCTACAACAATTTCAAGTTGTTTATCATGAGTATCAGCCTTGATGGACATCCTACCGCTCATTTGGAACATTACGTCATTTGTAATAGCATCAATCACCGTTACTTTTCGAACAACATTAAAGTTATCCGACTCTTGAGATAAATTTTCAGATACTCTATTTACCTCTGAGCAACCAGTTAAAAATAATAAACCACTTACAGCAATAATTGCCATTTTACTTAATTTGTTCATGCTTCCACCTCACACATAATATTTTCGTTCCAAGTCAATCATCTCCTGCCTAAGTTCAATCCCCAGACGTTTGATTTTCGACTTGTTAGCTGCTGATGATGTCCACCTGTTCGGTGGCTCCTTGGAAAGTTCTTCGCACTCTGAGATATACCTATCACACATATTTTTTATGTAATCTAACTCATTCATCACATTCCACCATTTCCACACGATACATTCTTGAATTGCGATACTTAACACCTCTCAAACGATGTAGTTCGTTGGTCGCGTCATTCTTGTTGTTGAAAATATGCTCACTGTCTGGCATATTGTCGTAGTAAAGAATTACTTTATATTTCATCTTCTACTTCCTCCTCGTAATAATCAATCTTTGCGAAATTCTTAGGGCTGATAGTAATCACCCTTTTTTCTGGCTCAATCTGCTGTAAATAAAGATAATTCGCATCGCCTCGCTCAATCCATTTCAGCACGTTCAGAATATATTTATAATCTTCTTCCACCTTAATAGTTTCATCCATGTACGGATTTTGTAGTCTAATATTTGTCATAGTTCACCCCTCGCTTTTATCTATGTAGATTACAGTGGCTGTGTATTGCACAATTCCATATCTCGCATCAATGTTGCAAATCACCTTAACATCCAATAATTCGAATCCACTCTCTTCAATCCATCCGTTGATTGCTTCATCTAATTGTCTACCTCTAACATTGCTAAATATCTTTACTTTTCGCATAGTTCCATCATCCTTGCTAGTAATTCCTTGTCTGGTAACTGTTCCAGTGTCAGAATGCGATTGAGCTTCTTAATGTCGATACCCAACTTAGCGCTGATATATTCCACATCTTCGTGATTAGCCCAGAACCACCTCGAAAACTCTTGTGTTTGACCTAGCACGCTTGTATGGTCGTAATTCCCTGGAGCGTGGATACCAACCAACTTATCCTTGTATTTGCTATTCATTCCAGCTCCTTAATCTCAAACTCAATGCGTGGAATGCTGCTGTATCGTTTTTGAGCCTTTAGCTCGCATACAATACTGTCATCCGTCCAGACAATCCCTTTCTTGTCCACTTTATTGTAGCCAGCGTTTGAAATGCTATCAAAGAGCGCTTTGATTAGGTTGTCAAGGTCGGGACGGACAGCGTGCCAAATCGCTTCAGTCATAAACCGCTTAAACATATCCCACGTTTTAGCTCTTGCTCTTGGCGTGGGCTTTTTTGATACGCTCAAAGGAGCCTTCATGTAAAATGTGACGCTGACTGAAATTGGCCCGTCAAAGAATTGCCCGTCATATTCTTGCTCAATAAGTTGTGAGCATTGTCTACGCCATGCCTTCATTTTAGGGTCTTCATAAGTGCCAAATTTGCTAAATCTAGGCCTTGTTTGAGGCTTAGGTTCGATATTTAAAATCATCTTCATAGCTACACCTAGAACGGCAAATCCGATTCTTGAATATCCATAGGGTTACCTTGCATTTGATTGCTACGTCCAAAGTTTGGTGCTTGTTGTTGTGGTTGTTGATTGTAACCACCGTTAGCATTCCCACATTCACGGGCTGCACGACTTTCTAACATTTGGAAGTTCTCAGCGACAACTTCGGTTACGTAAACACGTTGACCTTGCTGGTTCTCGTAGCTACGAGTCTGGATGCGTCCTGTAATTCCAATCAAAGCGCCTTTTTTAGCCCAGTTAGCCAAATTCTCAGCTTGCTGACGCCAGATCACACAGTTAATAAAGTCGGTTTCACGCTCGCCGTTAGCATCCTTGAAGTTGCGGTTAACAGCTAGGCTGAAAGACGCCACTGCGACATTGTTACCTGTATATTTAAGTTCGGGGTCACGAGTTAAGCGCCCAACGAGTACGGTCGAATTGATCATTGATTTTCTCCTAAGATTTCATAGTTTACGAAGTTATCATCCAACAATTTAGCGAATTGATGCCATTGATTCTCTCCACCGTGGAACGTAAGGGCAAGGTTGACCTTGTACGGTTCAGCGGGTTTACTAGGTACTTCCTCTGCTGGCTTGACATCTTCGATTACCTCACCAGTTTCAGCGTTAACCGCTTTGATTTCCTCGTTTGCTGACTGTTTAGCCATGGCTTCAATTTCTGCTAGGCGTGCCGCTTCTGCTTTCGCTTTGGCTTCTGCTTGCTGCTTACGCTCAATAGCTGCATCACGGTCCTTTTTCATTTGCTTCAAGATTTCCACTAGAGGTGTATCATTCTGCAATGCTCTAGTATATGGTTCAGCCGGTAGCTCATAGTCAAGGGCTTGCTCCTCAATCATGGCAATGTTAGCCTTGTACTCCTCAAGTCGGTCATACTCAGCCAAAACAAGAGCGTCGATTTCTTCGATAGTCTCCTTCTTGAGCTCCATCTTCTTGTCTTTGAAATATTTCTTCAAAGAATAGCCATCATACTTATCTTTGAAAGTGTCTTTGTCCAATCCGGCAAGTTTACACTTTTCTAAAAAAACTGATCTAACGTGGTCAACCCGTAGCAATCTTTGATGCTCGTCAATCTCGTCTCGTTTTGCACGTAGCTTGCTGATAAGTCCTTCAAGCGGTCCTTTAGACTCTTTGAAATTAGCTTCAAACTCGTTAAGTGGGTTCTTATACACTTTTGAGATGTCTTTTCGCTTGTTATCCAGCTTTGTCAAAAGACTATTAAAGCGTGTGAACTCTTTCTTAATATCGTCATATTCAAGTTGGTCCAGTTGCTCGTCTGATAGCTCGCTAACTGCTGCTTGAATAGCTTTGTCAAACGCTTCAAAATCAAAGTTAATTGTCCCCGGCGTATATACCGGCTCGATTGTTTCAAGAAAATTGTTTGTTGCGTCCTTCATGTCCTATCCCTTTCGATTGTTAATTTGTGTTTGAATGTCGTTAGTTATCACATCAAATCCCGGTACTAGCAATTCAGAAAATACGTTGAGTTTGTACTTTTTCAAGTAGTAATTTGCGACTGTTTCAACTGATTGACCAGTAATTAGAGCTAACTCATTGATTTGTTGCATAATAAAGTCATGTTGCTCATTGCTGATGAAGTTGGGTTGTTGATCGATTCTTGACTCGTAGCGTGCTTGTTGCGGTTGCTGTTTTTGATGCGGTTGTGGGTTGTGAGATTGGTTTGGTCTCAAACTCTCCTCTGCCACTTCGAAGTGGTCCACGTCTTCCTCGCCAATAGCAAATAGTGCTTGCAAGGCGTACTTTCCGGCGTATGATTGCACGGCTCCCACCCATTGCGGCTCGTTCATTTGTTTTAAATCACCGTTACGAGTTTTCAAAATAGGTACCGGAGACAATTCTGCGAAAGCTACCGCTTGCTCTTTTTCCTCTCGGTTAGACGCCGTTGCAGTAGCTTTGACAAAAGTCTTGCCAGAAAATTCGACTAGATCATAGTTGACGACAATGCTCCAGTTCGATTTCAAACTTTTAAAAGCGTCGTAAATGTCCTCGACGTGCCTTGAAGCGTACTTAGCTGTACCCTCTTTCTTTTTTTCAAGTTGCATTTTTTGCTGCAACTCCGTGAATGTCATTTCTTCCATGTCATATCCTTTTTATATGCCCCTAATTCTCAAATTTTGGGTTCTCTTATCGTTTTTAGGTGGTAGTTTCTGATTTTTGGTATTCTTCGTAAAAATCAAAACCCTGCTCTCTAAGTCTGCTGAGTTTTCGTGCCATAATTTTATTCAAAAGATCAACAACATCCTTTTTATCTTCAGCATCCAGTCTGACCGATGACGAGATGTCTATCCCGTTAATACTTTCGTAAACTTTGACCTCGATATAGTTCTTCCCTTCGGCTGAACTTAGCACTCTTACAATGTCACTTAAGACCCTTGACTCGTCCCAGACTTCTTCAAATTCTTTGAATGTTATCGTTGCTCTCACCTCTAAACTTCATTTTTTGATTATCTGCCATAATTAATGCCTACCCTCCCACCACTTCAAGTTCTGTTAGTCCGTCAATAAGTCTAGGAGCGATTTGAGACCATCTTTCAGGGATTCTTCACGCGCTGTGCGTTCAAAGTCCGAACCGCCAGGTTTAGTTACATTGTATTCAGCTTCCACGATAAGCGCTTCGCAGTCAAACGCTTCAGCAAGTTTGTCGATTTCAGTTTTTTGTTCCTCATATGGTTCAACTGGCAAGTATAGTGCGTCTCTCAAACGGTCAGTAAATGTCGCTGCGAAAACTAGGTTTCCTCTATCTTTGTAACTTTTAAGGAACCCATCTTTTTCAGCGCTGTAAAATATGACTTGTTTATTGTTTTCTTTCATGATTATTCTCCTTCACCTTCGTTATATTTCTTAAAGCTCAATGTCAAACCTGCGATACCAACAGCGATAACTGCTAGACCAAGAGTGCTAGCAATTCCTTCTTTTTCACCAGCGTTTGGAAGAGTGCCACCGTAAACCGTCGTATTTGCCACTTCTTTTGGCTCAGAATCGAGCTTATAAGATACTGTGGCGGATTCCGCCTCTTTCGCTTTCGGAGCGTCTACGGGTTTGCTAGGTACTTTTTTCGGTGTCACTGGTTTCTCTGGTGTCGGTTTAGTTGGTTCCTCTGGGATTTTCAATTCTGGCAAGTCAAGGACAGGGGCATCGTTTGGCACTACGCCACCTTCAAATGGTGGGAGCTCACGTTCTTCTGGAATACCAGGGATACCACCTTGAAATTCTGGGATGTCAACTTTTGGTGCGTCGTGTGGAATTTCAAACGTTGGTTCTGGTTTGTTTTCACCGCTTGCATCACCACGCCCCCCAACCAATTGGACCTTAGATGTTGAGATAGCCCCAGCATCTACCGCTACCAATGTAGCCTTGTTGGTTGGGTTAGTGCTATCTTTAACCGCTGACTTCAAACGTGTTTGATAGTCGATGTACATGATGCGGTTAAACTCTTTGAATTTCGCATCGAACCCGTCTGCTCGGACATTCCAGCTTTCAAGGTAATCCTTAGCTGAATAGTCAATGCCAGTCCACTTAACAGGATCTTCAACAAAGTAGATACTCTGTGAGCCGTCCACAAATTCTTGATTGTCTGACCAAGTATCTTGCAATTTTGCATAGTTCAAGACCTGACGAGCCGTGTTCAGACGCAATGTCCAGTTGATAACTTGTGGGTTGTCTTTATTTTGACTACCCCATTTAGACAAGAGCTCATCAGTTGGAAGTGGCCCTTCCTCTGCAATAGTGAATGTCTTAACAGTACCGTCGAAATTGACTGTCACTGGTTTGCCAGGCTCAACGACATCAAGCCATTTAGCATCGAATTTCAAAGACATCTTTTTATTCAAAGGGTGCTCAGTGAAATAGTTGTTAAAAGTAGTTGTAATCTTACGAGCTTGAGCGTCAGCGTTTGCTTTACCAACAACATTCTCATTGTTGTAAACGTCGAAATCAAAGCTAGTTTGCAAGCCAATTTCTTTAGGTAGCTCAGTAACTACCTTGTCTCCTTCGTTGATAGGCATGCTATCTGGAAACTCAATATTTTTATACTCGACCTCGAATGGTGAGTATTTCCCGGTGCCGTTAGGAAATGTTACTTCAACATTAGGATTGTTCACTGTGATAGTTGTATCTTCTTTAACAACGCTTGTAGGCACTGCCGGTGTTTCAGCTACCGGTTGTGCTGTTTCTGTAGTTGCCACTGGTGCTTCTGTCACTGGTGCTGATTCAGTAGCAACCGCTGGTGTTTCCACTGATGCCACTGTTTCAGACGGTGTCACCGTAACATTGCCAGCATTGTCCGCTGTGTACACGTTAGACACTGATGGTTGAGCGTCAACTACTGGCTGTGTTGTTTCGTCCGCTGATACTTGACCAGCTCCAATCAATAGAGCTGTAGCGAGTGCGAGTGTGCCACACAAGCCATAGGCTTTAGATTTAGTAAAAGATGGTTTTGCAATTGTTTGTGAAATCATGGTATAATCTCCTTGGTATAATTTTCTTGCATGGGCCCTAACCCATGCTTTTTAAGTGCTCTCAACGTGCACCCATAGCCCCACCGTGTCATGCTTTTTCAATGTTTTATTAGACTGTAAATGGGAATATTAGGAAAAAAGTAATTTAGTATAATTTTGGGGAAAGGTATAAGTTACACTCCACGGCAGGGTCATGGCTGCACGCTGAAAGATGTTGCTATTTGATATATTTCTGTTTGAGCCTTTCGCTCTTTTCCTCGGGTGTTTCCACCACATCGAAAAAGTATTCTGGCTCTTTAGTTTTCTTCTTGGAAAATAGTTTTCTTAGTAGCTTCATGAGTTACCCCACTAGCTGATCTAATGGAAGCCCATGAGCTTCGTTGTAAATACGTGCTTTTTCGTCAACCATTTGATGGCGTTCAATATCGTAAGTTTCTACTTGTTCTTGTTTTTTGTTTGACCAAATCCAATTGATAAGTTTTTTCATGTTTTTTACCTCTCTTATTCTTCTAACTATGATTACTGTATAGTTATCTATTAGTTATTATTGCTAGTTAGTGCCGGTAGGCTCTAGATTGTTGTTGGTTAGTGTGCGTAGCACCATATTGTTATATATTAGTTATTGTTATTAATTAGTTATTATTAGTGTGCGATTTTTGATAACATGAATTATCACGACGTGAATTATCACGCTATGAATTTTCGCCTTGTGAATTTTCAAGGCTACCTGTGGATAACTCTGTGGATAACTTTTTGTCAAGGTAGGCTATGAACTCGTCTGTCATTGGAATGTCTGACACACAGATAAAGATTTCAAAGCCTTTTTTATAACCTTTGCTCTTTCGGAAAAGTGCTGCATACCGTTTGCGTTTCAACTCACTGAACGCTGCTCGGTGCGAGCTCTCTCCGTTTGTCGAGCGTTTTTCAAGCTCCGTTAGGTATATCCGCCAATCGCTCTTATTCGATAAGATTTCAGCAAGTAGCCCTTTTGCTTGCAAGCTCAAGCTAGTATCTTGTAAAAACTTGTTATTCATTTTTGTGTAGTTTTCTTCCGTATTAGTGAAAAATATACTTCATTCGGTTATGCTCCTTTCTGTTGATTCACCTTTCTTTCCCTAACCGCACTAGAGAGCTAGTGAGGACTGTGTTTTCATTTCATATATTTAAGGAGAGATTATGAATATCAAATTGTTTTCGTTGCTGCTTACTTCAACGGTAGTTAATAGGTATCACTTTATTTCTCCTCACTAGCTCACTGATACGGCTAGGGATGTATGTTATTTGAATCTGTTTCTGGTTTTCCATTCGATGAAGGACTTGAAACCTTCATAGTTGATGAAAACCAACTTGTGCGTCGGGTTGAATACGTAGTCCCGAAAGTCTTTGTTGTCCCTCATTTCTCGAATAAGGTTCTTTGCCATCGACTTCCCTAGGCCTTCCCACCTCTGCATGAGATGGTCGTAGTCTCCCCACTCAGCCGTCTCATTAACCCCGACTGGTTTGTAAGTGATTTCCATTGGTAGTCCTTTCTAATCTAAACTGTTAAGCGTTCTTGATTAAGAAACTTGTTAATGAAATACTGTTGACCTTTGCCAGTAACCTTAGTTGTCGTGTTGACAGTCGTATGACCGTCAGCATGATTAATATTTGTCTTTTTCAACTCAAACAGTTCTAATTGCATGCTCTTTTGAGTTGGTTGATTCCAAGAATCCCCACGACGACTAATTAGATAACCGTTAGAGCGTAGCCACTGAAAGAGCTTGTTTTGACCAATATCAATCCCGTTCTGTTTCAGGATTTTAGCCAGTTCGCCGATTAGGCAAGACGACTTGCTGGCGCTGACAGCGTCAGCGAACAGCACCTTAGGACGGTCAGCTTCAATCTGTGCTTCTAGCTTATGGACTTTCTTGTCAGCCATGAGCAACGCTCTAGCCATGATTTTCTCTGGGCTGTTGAAGTCTTTTTCTACTTGGATGAAGTATTCTCTAACTTCATGTCCTTTACTTGTTTTCGACATCATAGCTAGATGTTCGGCCATTCGGATTGTGACGGCATAGTCTTGTAATTTCTTTGTTCCGCCGTATTGATTTTGCTGTGTAGTTGTAACTACGGAGCTAAAGTCCTCGTTCTCTTTAAACATTTTGAAGTTTTGCTCAACCCACTGACTGAAGCGGGTTTTAACCTCTAAACTTCTATGTAAGTCACGAGCTGAAACAACAGCACTGTCGTCTTTGAAATCTATACGAATCAACTCATTCATTTAATCACCTCTTCCATTCTAAATTTGGCTTTCACATAATGCCTTTTCTTTTAAAACATTAAGACCGAATGGATCTTCTTTGATTTCCAAGCAGGTTTTTTCAATCTGTTCAGCTTGGTTGATAAGTATTTCACGGTCTTTGTTTCTTGCCTTGAGTTCTGCGTCGATAGACTCAAGGCTTTTTGCGATGCGTTCTAATATTTCGTTCATGCATTATCCTTTCTGAATTCGTCTAAACTGACATCTAAAACGTCAGCGATTTTCACCATTCTACTGAAAGAAAGGTCTCTCTTTCCGATATTCATCAACGTGTTATAGCTGATACCAGTCTTTTCAGCTAACTCTGTGACTGTCATTCCTCTGTCAATAAGTAACTTGCTTAAAGTTTTTTTCATGTTTAATCCCAAAACACAATATATAGTGTTTGATTGTATTTAGAACACAACATATTGTGTCATTCTATCCTTTCTGATATAATTATATACATGACAAACGGTTGAATAAGACTTCTCTACTCCTTATGAAAATCGCTAGTCAAACATTACGGAAAGGAGAAAATTCTATGAACGACTTTGAAAGTTTAAAGCAGGTTAGTTACAACCTAATAGCCGAATTCATTGAGAAGAATCCAGCTGAAGTTGCGACGCCAGCTGTTATAGATGTCATTGAGAAGTTGTTAAATGCCAAGGATATGCAAGTGGATGTACTTGCTAATCAAAAGGCAACTAAAATTCTCAATGATATTACTGATAAAGCTCATGAATAGCTTTATCCAACTCCTGTTCAGACTTTTCTTGTTCTTTTTGGCTTTTGACAATAAAGTCTGAATAGATATTTTTCCAAGCCTTGACTATTTCAATAGTTGAGGTTTTTGATTTCCCACTATACGGATATCGTTTTGGTTTCATGTTTGCTCCTCTTTCTACACATCTCCTTTAATAGGATTTTGTGTAATCCACTTCATAGTAGCTATTTGATTGATATTAACATCACGCCACCTATATTCAAAAACCTATTTTTAGGGTTTTCAACAAATTGGAATAATTCAACAATTTGCATTACAGGGTTTGTCACCTCTATTTTCTTACCGTTCGATAAAGTAATGATCGCTGTAGCTATCTCTGCAACTGGTACAGAATTTTTTAAACCTTTTTCTGAAATTAGATTTGCCATTTTTACTACTCCTCTTTGTCACGGTTAAACCGTGATTTTATCTAAAAAATTAATATCGTTGTACGATATTTCAAACACTGATTCAATCTTCTTTAATTTTGGTATGTCTGGATACGTTTTATAATTTTCCCAATTTGACCACGTTTCTTTTGAAACACCAACTTTTTTGGCTGCCTGCTCTTGAGTCCAATTGTTTCGAACCCTCAACATTTTCAGCGTTAACTGTGTCATTCTTTCACCTCCTATCTAAATTCGTCCAAGCTGACCTCCAGTGCATCAGCTAATTTGCACATATTCGTCCACGACATCTCTTTTAATCTTCCAGCCTTTAGGTTGGAAAAATTCGATTGATGGATTCCTGATTCTTTGGCCAATCTATACATAGACCAGTCTCTTAGTTTTAATTGTTTTTCAATTTTATCCCACATTTTAAACACTATATGTTGTGTATTCATAACATATTTAACCCTTTCTATCACTATATATTGACGAATAAAAGTTTTTACATTATAATGTATCTTGACTGAGACCTCTCACCATTTTAGTCAGAATTTAACGGAAAGAACGTAATAATAATTATGGACCCTAACCAATTTCAAGACTTTCTTCCTCTTGTTACAGGATTTTTAGGAGGAGCTACTTCAGCCGGTGTATTCGCTGGCCCTATTCAAACATTGCAAGATTGGTGGTATATCAATTATGGCCACAACGTTTCTAATCAAGCAGCATTATTGCGTGCAAAAAATGAAATTGATGTTGAGAATCTCAGAAATAGCACGCTTCAAGAAGTGGCAACTATCCCACCAGAGAATATTCAAGAACCACCACTAAAAATATTAGGCCCTGCTTTGGAAGCATCTAAGTATTATATTGAAGAAGAAGAGCTACGCTCTATGTTCGCAAAAATATTATCTAGTTCATTTGATAATCGAAAAAACTCGGTTATCCATCCCTCTTTCGTTGAAATTATTAAGCAACTAGATGTCACAGATGCACGTATTCTCCAATTCTTAAAAGAATATGACTACGCAATAGACTCCCCGATTCCTTGCATGAAAGCTGTAATAAATTCCGATAAAGGAACTAAAATAATATTTCCAATCATCTACTTCATAGATGGATCTGAAAAGATTGATCAGCTCGCTCCTTCTTTAACAAACTTAGAGCGTCTAGGTTTGTTAAGAATTAAAAGTGGCACATATTCTACGAACGATTCAGACTATGATTTTATTAGAAATAACTTCATTGTTCAACATGTTCTTGGAAATCATCCAGAAATTAGCTTTGAAAAAATGTGTTTTTCTATCACTCCACTTGGGAAGAATTTTTTGGAAGTCTGCTTGTAATTGATTTAGCAAATTCTTCTACACTTGATTTTTCAAAATCCATATATTTTTTATATAAAATATTCACTCTGTGTATATGGTAGTGCATCATTGTTGTTGAAACGATAAAAGATGTTAATATTGAAATGATTAATGTTTCCATAGTATCTCCTTTCTTGTGACATTAAACAGAGCAGTTCTCAGAATTTCGTTGAGGGCTGTTTTTTCTACTTCGTTCGCCATTTCTCGAACCTCCTACTTAATTAAATTTAAAATTACAATCACAATAATCGCTCCTACTGCGATCAAACCACCGATTTCCCATCTTTTGTCGTCCATTGCTGTCCTTCCTTTCTTTTGTTTTTGGTTAACTCCTTAACCTTGACTATATTTTATCACGGTTAAACCGTGATGTCAATAAAATAATACGTTTTTTTTTATTTTTTTATCGTTCTTCTTTACTTTTTTACGTTTTAACCGTAAAATATAATGAAAGGAGCGATTTTTATGGCATTAGGAAATAAAGAGATTATGTCTCGAAATATAAAATACTACCTTCAAAAATCTGGCAAAACCAGAAATGATCTAGTAGCTGATTTGAATTTGAAATATATGACCGTTTCTGACTGGATAAATGGAAAAACATATCCACGTATTGATAAAATAGAAATGCTCGCAAATTACTTCGGTGTGATGAAATCGGATCTTGTAGAGGATCGTTCAACAGCACAACAGATTGTTGAAAATTATATTGTCGACAAAATAGTTGATAGAGTCAAAGAGCTTGACCCAGAACCATACCAGCGTAATGTACTGACTTGTGCAGAGAGGCAACTTGAGGAGCAAAAGCAAGCTAAGAAGAGACTTGCTGAAGTCCATGAAGTGTCTGTCCAGTACTTCGCATACAACTACTACGACCAGCCTGTATCTGCTGGTACAGGACAATATTTAAACGAAGTACAGATAGAGACAATCCAGCTTCCTTTGAAGGTGGACGCTGATTTTGTTTGTCCGATTTACGGAGATTCGATGGAACCAGATTATAAATCTGGGGATTATGTCTTTGTCAAATTGACGGTAGAGCTTCCAAGTGGTACGGTTGGAGTATTTGACTACGAGGGAGAAGCATATATCAAACAACTTATTATAGAGAAAGATAAAGCGTATCTGAGAAGTTTCAATAAGAAATACAAAGATATACCGATTAATTCAGACAGTGATTTTAGGATCATCGGTAAAGTCGTGGATGTGTATAGAGAAGAAAAATAAATACCATCGCAAATGAAACGATGGTAATAGATGAATATAAATCTTTAATTAATTAAAAGGGGAATTATTATGGGATTTTTTTGATAATGCCGAACTAAAAGAGTCTAAGCGTCTCTATAAGGGTGAAGATATGATTCAGGAAGAGTTTAAGAATGTTGTGGGGATGTGAAGATGGCGAAGTATATAATCAATATCCCAGCGGAGATAAAATCAGAGTATCAAAACATCTTTTTACTAAATTTGGAATTTATTAAAGCTATCAGCAAAACAACTCAATACGATGAAATTCTTTTTGATTTTTCACGAACAAGTTGGATAGATGCAGAAATGACTGTCTTGTTATCAATGATGTTTGA